GGATCATAGAACTGGCCCTGATACAATGGATTGATGTTGTCCCATCCGGATAATTTGGAAGTATCAAGTTTTTCTACAAGTCCTTCCTGGATTGCTGTTTCGATAATATAGTCATCTGCAACAACGACGTCATAATCTCCGCCTTTTGCCATGGAAAGCTTCTCCAGCATATTTTCATCTGTATCAAAGTTGGAATATACCACTTTTATTCCAGTTTCTTCTTCGAAGCCATCCAGTACTTCCTGCGGAAACATGTTTTCCCATGTGTAAAGTACCAGTTCCTTAGAATCTGCGCTTACAGATACACTGAATGCAGGAACTACCATTGCTGCACATAATGCACATACTAACAATTTTTTCATATTCGTCTCTCCTCTTCTAGTCTTTCTTGTCTCTAGATAACCTCTTTACAAAGTCCAGACATGTTCAGTATAACTTACTTTGCCCTTATTGAAAAGAGTTTATTAGCTGTTTTTGTTGTTTTATATTTTGTCAATAGTTTTGCGACAAGTTTTTGAAATTTTTTCTAAGCCAGTTTTCTTATTTCCTCTTCAAAGAGTTGGGCGGATGTCTTAAAGCCTAAAATCCCCCTTGGATAGTTGTTTATCCAATTTTCTATATATTCAATGTCCCGGTCCTGCTTCTCGTCAAAATCTTCCCCTTTTGGTATGTGGCGGCGGATAAGTCGGTTATTATTCTCGTTTGTTCCCCTCTCCCAACTACTATATGGGTGGCAATAAAAAAGGAAAGTCCTTTTTTCTCCCTCATGTAATATGGACCGTTCTAACCCCTCATAGTCTGAAAACTCCACGCCGTTGTCCACGGTAATGCTTCTAAATACTTTTGTGAACATATCTCCCCATTTTCTTTCTAATTTGTCAATGGCTTCTACTACACTGGCCGCCTTTTGGTCCGGCAACTTCACTATTATTTCATCTCTTGTTTTTCTCTCTGTAAGTACAAGCATACATGACTTTGTTACTCCCTGCTTTCCCTTTACCGTGTCCATTTCCCAGTGTCCAAAAATTTCCCGGTCTTTTACTTCGTCCGGGCGGTTCTCTATGCTTTCCCCGGCGGCGGCTCTCTTCTGCACTTTTACTTTCTTATTATGTTTCTTTTTCTTCCCTTTCACTGGTAAATCTTTATTTGTTAATTTAAGAAAAATCCCATTGTCTATATATCTGTATAGCGTTCTCACGCTTATAGTGGTTTCAAATTCAATTCCACTTTCGGCTACTGCGGCCAATGCGGCTTCCGGGCTATATTTGTCATTTACAATTTTTTCTTCTATGTATTCTGCTAATGGTAAGTCATTTCCGATTTTTAAACTACGGCCTTTCCCCTGGGCGTTCCAATCGTGGGTTTTCTGCCCTAAATCGCTGCTATACCGTATTTCCTCGGTATAGTCGCTATTTCTATGGGTGTACTCTCCCCTTTTCTTTTCCCGGTAAATAGTGCTTCTGTGAACGTGCAAATATTCCGCTATCTCCGTTACTTTGTGCCTGGAATTAAGCATAGTTTCCATTTTAATTCTATCATTTTGGCTTAAATGTTTTCCCACGAAATCGTCCCCCATTAGCGGAAAAGGACGGCAACGGAAACGTCCGTGCCGCCTTATCGCCTTTTTTCTGCTATTGTTGTTAATTCTCTTTTTCAATCGCTTCCCGGTAAGTGATTTCTATGGTAATGCTGAAAGCGTCCTCTAATTCGTCCAACACGTAGCCGTCCCCGGTGTCGTGGAGTTTTTTATAATCTCCGCCGGAAATCTCCGTACAAATGCTTTTTATAGTTCCGCTTTCAATTAGTTTTTTAACCTTTGCCCTGCTGCCTTTCTTTATATCGCCAATATGGGTATCACGTACAAATACTTGTATCTCTCCACCCCCCCCTATACAAAATGTAGCGGTTTCGGAAAGTTCATATTCGTAAATTTTTTCATCTTCTCGGCCCTCTTCAATTAGTGCTTTTTTTGAAAGTTTGTAATCCTCGTTTTTCTCTGCTAACTCCATAATTTCTTTCATGTGAGTTTCCACATTATCCAGTTTATGGCGTTGTGTCTTGATAATCCCTTTTGGCTTTACTGGCTCCACCTGCGGCGGCGGTGTCTGCGTCTCCGGTTTCTTTGAAGAGAATAGATTTTTAAATAATCCCATGTTAAATTCCTCGCTTTCGTGTTGGGTTTCTCGCTCCCTATTCTCTGATTATATCGTTTGTCTGCTAATATTGCAATGGTAAGGGTGCTGTGGGGTCCGGGTTCCTGGTCTGCTTTTTTGTTAGGGCTGCTTCCTGCTTCCCAGGCGTGCCACCCATTAACCCGTAACCTCTGCACGCCGCCCGGTTCTCATTAAACCCTGGCAGAAACTTGTCAAACAATACCACAATGCCCACCATTGCAACCCGTCAACTGTTTATAGGGGCTTCGGACCCTCACGCCGCCCATGGTCGGCGTGGCCGTTTTAATTGCCGTGGGCGGCTCTTGCTGCCGCCCTGGCGGTTGTTCTTATGCACAACGGGCCTGCTCCACCCATGCTTGTGCTTCCTCTGTGCTTCCAAACCAATCGTTATAAATATCTTTCCGGCTTGTGCTTGTGTATGTGCTTTCCGGGCACGTTTTCGCTTCTTTACTTGCCGTAATAGCAGCCACCACTCTGCCCCTATCATCAAATGAAGATGTTACACAATACCATGTTTTCATATTCTTATCCTTTCCCGGCGGCTCTACTGTCCGCCGCTTTCCATTCTTTTGTCAATGGCCTGGCTGATAAATTCGCTTACGCTCTGCCCTGCTGCCATTGCCGCCGCTTGAATTACTGCTTTTTTACCTTTTGGCACCTTTATTTCTATGCGGTCATAATTCCTTTTGTTAAATTCGTTTTGGTATGCAATTTGATTAAATTCTCCGGTTTTAGTTCTTGGCATTTTCCAACCTCTCTTCCTATTTCGGCAAATTCCCTCTTCCTTTCTCTTGCCAAATGATTTATAATAATTTTACAGTTTGGGCGGCTTTGGCAAGTCCACCGCCCTTTCTGTACCCCTAAAGCCTATTCGTTAGGCTTTTCTTTTTTTGCCATGTCTCTGACTTCCTGCACCGCCTTGGCAACCTCTTCCATGTTCTTGCAATTACTGAATTTATCGGCCACCAGGTTAAGGATTACTTCCATTTGCTTGTCTGTCATGTTCTCGCTCATGTTATCTCCTTTCTATGCTTGCCCATGTATTCGTTAAGTATCTCTCTTAACTGTCTTTATTATATAACATATGTCGGCATATGTCAATACATATTACGACATATTTTTATTTTTTTAAAAATAGGACACGCCTTTTATTGACGTGTCCTTTCTCCGTGACATATTAAATTCCTTGCACGTCCCTGGCGGACGTATTCCAAAAGGCGGTATTGATAGTTGCTATCTCAACATAGCGTTGACCTTTGCCTGGACCTCATTGTAATTATACCCTGCGGCTTCCAGGCGGTTCTTTCTCTCTTTACCGTTTCCCCATTTCCCGGCAATTACTTCCTTGGCTACTGCTGCCACGCTTTTTGTGGCGGCGGTGGTGCCTTTCAGTAAGGCGTTTACCTGGTCCTGGACGGCTTTGTAATCGTACCCGGCGGCGGTAAGGCGGTTCTTTCTGTCCTCTCCGTTTCCCCACTTTCCGGCAATTACTTCCTTGGCTACTGCTACCACGCTTTTTGTGGCCTGGGACCCGCTCCCGGCGTTTTCTTTGTCATATCTCGGCACGCCATAACCACGGATATAGCGGCCATTTACGGCCAATGTCCTGCGGCCTACGGCATTGTTTTTATTGCCCTCGATAACGGT